TAATTGTGACAATCCAGGACCACGTTGGAAAGCGCGTTACTGGTCATGTAAAGCATGGTAATATTATGATAAAATTAACAGATCTATTAAACGAAGAGACAATTAAATGTCCAGTTGCTACTCAAGATGTAGCATTAAATTTAAAGCACAGACAAATTGCTATTGAAAGATATGGATATGGTCCATATAATCCTAACAATCCATCTATTAAGTTCTGGAAAGAAAAAATGGAACTATGGAAGTTAGATTCTATTGAAGAAGCAAAGTCTGCTAGATGTAATAATTGCGCTGCATTTAACATTACGTCTAGAATTTTAAAATGTATGGAAATAGGATTGTCTAAAGGAGAAAAAGAGGTAAGCGTACCTGTAGCAGAGGGAGAAGATACAACCGCAGCTGCTGCTCCTGCACCAGCGCCGGTACCATCTAAACCTGATCATCAAAATCAATCACCTAGTTTAGAAGCATGGGATACAGTAGATGCTGGTAAATTAGGTTATTGTACGATGTTTAAATTCAAGTGCGCTGGTTCTAGAACATGCAATGCATGGGTAACTGGCGGACCTGTAAAGGACTAATATGAAAGACATAAGAAATTACGCAATCGTTATTTTACTTACTGTTATAATTGCAATGACAAAATGTCATGATTGCGGAACTACTATTTCGAATATAGATACTATAGAAACTATATCGTATATACATGATACTATTAAATTAAAAGGTAAAACTAAAATAAAACCAGTACCTGAAATAAGATGGTTACATGATACTATTATAGATTCTACAGGTGCTAAAGTAGTTATTAATACTAAAAAGTATACAACAAATGATACGTTTGTATATAAAACAGATTCATTCTCTGTAACATTTTACAGCAAGATTTATTCTGATTGTCCATTAGATTCATTGAGTCATGATTTGATTGCATCTGTTAGACATAAAATAATTGAACGTGAAATAACAAAAGAAGTAGTTAGAAACAAAGCTTTCTTTGCAGGTCCTTCGGTAGGATTAAATAAAAGTGCTAGTTTCTTAATGTTAGATGGTATTTACGAACAAAAAGGAAAGAAGTTATATAAATTAGGCATTGGTATTAATACTAGATTAGAACCAGTAATAAAAGCCGGCGTTTATTGGCAAATAGGAAAATAAATTAAATAAGTTATGTCAGGTGCAAATATTAAAGACCTTATAAAAGAAGAATACAAGAAGTGTATACAGGATCCAGTATACTTTATGAAAAAGTATTGTAAGATCCAACATCCTAAAAAAGGTAAAATACCATTTCATTTGTATCCATTTCAGGAAGATGTATTACATGATTTAAGAAATAATGATTATAACGTTATTCTTAAGTCTCGTCAGTTAGGTATATCTACGTTATCTGCAGGATATGCACTTTGGTTAATGACATTTTTTAGTGATAAAAATATTCTTGTAATTGCAACAACTCAAGAAGTAGCTAAAAACTTAGTACTTAAAGTTAAAGTAATGCATGAATATTTGCCATCATGGTTGCGAAAGGCTGCGACAGAGGCAAATAAATTATCACTTCGATTTGATAACGGATCACAAATCAAAGCAGTTTCATCGTCAGGAACATCGGGTCGTTCAGAAGCATTATCATTACTAATTATAGATGAGGCGGCGTTCATTAGAAATATTGACGAAATTTGGACAGCAGCTCAGCAAACGTTAGCAACAGGTGGAGGAGCAATTGTATTATCTACTCCTAATGGTACCGGTAACTTTTTCCATAAAGTATGGGTAGGTGCAGAAACTAAATCAGGAATTGGTTCTAGATTTAATCCAATCAAACTGCATTGGACAGTACATCCTGAGCGAAATCAATCATGGAGAGATAAGCAAGATGAATTGTTAGGACCTGCAGAAGCAGCTCAAGAATGTGATTGTGACTTTATAACATCTGGTAATACGGTAGTAGATGGTGCTACATTACAGTGGTATGAACAAACACATGTATCTGAACCTTTAGAAAAACGAGGCTTTGATGGTAATTTATGGATATGGGAACCTCCAACATATGGTAATGGAAAAGATTACATAGTATGTGCTGACGTAGCTCGTGGAGATGGAAGTGACTTTTCTGCATTTCATGTAATAGATGTAGAAACAATGTCTCAGGTAGCAGAATATAAAGGGCAAATAGATACTACAAATTATGGTAACATGCTTGTTAATATTGCTACAGAATACAATGATGCATTATTAGTAATAGAAAATTCAAACATTGGGTGGGCAACTATTCAAGTAGTTATTAATAGAGGATACAGAAACTTATACTACTCGCCTAAAGACAGTTCATTGCAAGATGTATCACAGCAATTAGCTAGATATGTAGATTTAAAAGATACCTCACAAATGGTAGCAGGATTTACTAACTCAGCTAAAACAAGGCCATTGATTATTTCGAAAATGCAAACTTACATGAGAGATCGTTCTCCTATTATTCGATCTAAACGATTAATAGAAGAAATGTTTGTATTTATTTATGTTAATGGACGTCCTGAAGCGCAGCATGGATATCATGATGACTTAGTAATGTCATTTTCAATTGGACTTTGGATTAGAGATACGGCGTTAATTCTTCGTCAACAAGGTATAGAATTAAACAAAAAGACACTTGACTATATGGGAAACAAGTTAGGTGCAATCAATGCCACAAACAACAACTTAAAAGACTTTGGCTGGGCTATGTCAGTAGGTAACAACCAGACGCCACCTGAAGATTTAACCTGGTTAATTTAATATAGCTATATTTATTATTAAATTATAGGGTAAATATGGCAGATACTAGCTTATATACGCGACTTTCGAAACTGTTTACTACAAATGTAGTAGTTCGAAGAGTTGGTAAAGGAAAGTTGCGAACTGTAGATTCTAATCACATTCAATCAGTTGGTAATTTACATAATTCTAGATATGTAGATAGATTTACTAGACTACACGGGGTAAGACCTAATGCGGCAAATGTATCTTATAATCCTAATTACAACTACTTTTCATCTAAAACAGAACTTTACACAGATTATGAAATAATGGACCAGGATCCTATTATTTCTTCTGCATTAGATATCTATGCTGATGAAACTGTAATGAAAGATGACTTTGGTGATGTATTAACAATTTCATCTAATAACGAAAACATTAAAAAGATTCTTTACAATTTATTCTATGACATTTTAAATATTGAATTTAATTTATGGCCATGGGTTCGTAATATGTGTAAGTACGGGGACATGTATCTTAAATTGGATGTACAAGAAGAAATTGGTATAGTTAACGTTACTCCATTATCAGCTTATGAAATAGTACGTGAAGAAGGATTAGAACCTAACAATCCATATTCAGTACAATTTAAACTTTTAGGTGCGGGCGATGTAAGATTCCAAGACTTTGAAATTGCGCATTTTAGAAACTTAACAGATTCTAATTTTTTACCATATGGTAAGTCAATGATTGAAGGTGCAAGAAAAACTTGGAAACAATTAGTAATGATGGAAGATGCAATGCTTATTCATCGTATTATGAGAGCACCTGAAAGACGTATATTTAAAATTGACGTAGGTAATATTCCACCAAATGAAGTTGATACATACATGCAACGTATTATCAATCAAATGAAAAAGACTCCTTATGTAGATCAACAAACAGGAGAATACAATTTAAAGTTCAATCTTCAAAACATGTTAGAAGATTATTTCTTACCGGTTCGTGGTGGACAATCAGGTACTGAAATTGATACATTGGGTGGTATGGAGTTTACCGGTATAGATGATATTGAATACTTAAGAAATAAAATGATGGCGGGATTAAAAATTCCAAAATCATTCTTAGGGTATGAAGAAGGTATATCAGGTAAAGCTACATTAGCAGCAGAAGATGTTCGTTTTGCTAGAACAATAGAAAGAGTTCAACGTATTATTATTTCTGAACTTTCAAAAATTGCAGTAATACATTTAGTTGCACAAGGATTTGAAAATGAAGATTTGATTGATTTTGAACTTCATATGACATCTCCGTCTACAATCTATGAACAAGAAAAA